GAACAGTGATTGAGTACCGCGAGTCCGCATTCAGACCTTGGGGCAAGGTACCGGGGTTGTCCCGGAGGAACTCCTGCATGTTGGTCTGGTGGATGCGCTGCTCCAACAGGTGGATCGCGTCATGCTCCTTAATAAAGGAGTGCATCGAACCCCAGTCGTTGGTCCAGTAGCGGGTCTTGACAGTGCGAGAGAAGGTGCCGTGAGTCGTGCGACCTCCGTCTTGACCAGTGGTCTTGCAGATCTCAAGCAGGGCTTGCTCGATGGCCTCCATCTGCTCTTTGATCTCGTTGACCTTGGCCTCGTACTCTCGGGTGATAGCGTCCTTGGCATCGCGCATCTTGATGTAGACGGCGACAAGTTTTGTTGCGTCCATTATGTTCTCCTTGGGTTTGTGAGTGTCTGGTCATTATACAGTGTCAAATAACAATGTCAAGCTACCTCCTGTCTGAAAAGGTCGATGAGCCCCTGATGCATGTCCAACTTCCCATCGAGAAGCGCGTAGATCCGGCGCTCCACAGCACTGCCTTGCAGGCGTACGACTGTCACAGGGTTGCGTTGTCCCGCTCGATGCGCCCGGGCGTTGCCCTGCAGGTAGAGCTCCGCTGAGGGGACTGGGCTCCACCACACCACCGTATCCGCTTGCGTTAGCGTCACGCCATGCGCTGCTGCCATTGGCTGCAGAAGGATCACCTTCGGATCCTGCTCGGTCTGGAACCGCCGGATGTTGTCGCTACGGGTAGTGGCGTTCACTGCGCCGTGGATCGATGCTGTCGAGACCCGCGCCTTCACGAGCTCTTGCTCCAGCCGCTCGATCACATGCCGGAACGGTACGAATACAATTACCTTGTGCGAGGTGGCGTTGATCACATCCATCAGCTCGGCAAACCGGTTCGATATATCGAACTCGATGATCTCCCGCTCTGCGCCATAGACAGACCCAGCACTGACCTGCAAGAGCTTGCCAAGCAGCGTAGCTGCGTTCACAGCGGTGATCTCAACCCCCGCCGCCTGTGCGATCAGGTTCTTGCGTATGATTTCGTAATAGTGAAACTGCTGCTTCGTGAGCGGTACATCTCGTGTGGTGTACAGGAGGTCCGGTAGATCCAAGCACTCTGCCTTGGTAAAGCGTATCGCGGGCTGCAGCGCCTTGTACACGATGTCGTACGCGTCCTCCTTGGGAACCCACTTGTACTGATTAATCTTGATCATAACTGAGTTCTTGAACGCCCCTTGGTACTGCGGCACAGCACTGGGGTTCACGAGCTTGGCAAGCCCGTACGCGTCCATCGGAGACTGGGAAGCCGGTGTACCTGTCATCGCCCACACCCGGGTGTTCGCCTTGACAAGCGAAGCAAGCGCTCTCCACCGATCTGTGGATACGTTCTTCACTGCAGTGGCTTCGTCCACGATGATCAGATCGAACTGCGCCGCAGCGAGCTCGTCCTTCACGACCTTAACACCATCGAAGTTGATGATCACGAACTCGTAGTCACCCTGTACAACGTCCACCCTGCGGCGTCTCGAACCAACCGCGAGCCCGACTGTGCGATGCATCACAGTCCTGAACAGGTCAGCCTTCCATGCAGTGTCCATGATGGACACCGGGCATACGATCAAAACGCGCTTTACCTGTCCGATCGTCATCAGGTAGTCCGCAGCCCACGCTGCCGCGCTAGTCTTGCCCGTGCCAGCTTCAGAGAGACAGAACGCCCTTGGGTTGGATGCGAGGAACGACGCTGTAGTCTTCTGATGATCAAACGGTGTGTAGACCCCGGGCCACTGGTAGTTCTTGAGGATCGGGGAGGGGACGTTACGGATCTTAAGGTTTGTGAGGATGCGAGCCTCGTCGTACCCCCAGTGAACCAGCACTCGTCCTACAGGACCGCGCCGGTCGATCAGCTTGCTCTTCGGGATCAGATTAAGGATCTGATCTGCCTTCTTCGTTGCGATAAGAAGGGCTTTGTTGTCGATGATCTGCACATGCGCTCCTAAAGCAGAACAGCCGACATGCGGTCCGCATTCGGCTAAAAAAGCGAGGTGGGACTCCCCACCTCGCAAACACTTCACCCAAAGGAGACGACTCGGAGGAGGAACCGAGTCACCCCCACGATACCGCACCGCCCTGAGGCGGTCAAGGACTACTTCATGCGAGCGCCCCGCGTACGCGGGAAGCTCCGGTTCTCGCTCTTCGGCACGGCCTTGAGGTTCTTACGATCGACGCTACCACCTTTGATCAGCGGAGTAACGTGATGCACGTCCTTGCCATCACCTTTGCTGACCACCCCCTCCTTCTCCATCTGGCGTCGAGCACGATTTCGTGCTGCCCGGTTCGCCCTCTGCTTGGGGGTGCCATGATACGCATCGTATTCATTCCTGTAGTTTCGTGCCATACGTCACCTATGCTCACAAGCTTCTTCAGATACGGGGCAGAACTTACACAGCCCGCTTGGGCTCGCGTTCCATACATCCGCCTGTACCGCCTTCTCAATCGCAGACACATGCCCTACCCACTTCGAGAGGATCTCAGGCATCTGCTCACGCCGATACAGTGACAGGATTACGTCGTTCGGTACGATGAAGAACAGCATCGACTTGACCTTCTGCACTTCTGGGAAGTGCGTCATCGTCATCGCCGCCATCAGTTCAAGCTGAGAGGTATCAGCGTACTTGCTGCTCTTGCCGGTCTTCCAGTCGCCCACCCATGCGGTTGCGCCGTTCACGATCAGCAGGTCCGGGATCCCCCGGAACCACACGTCCTTGTCTGCGAACCCGCATGGCTTGAAGTCCTTCGTCATGCCGACCTTCAGCTCACAGTACCGGTCCCCCGGCATCGCCTTGATCTTGTCCAGAACACCTTGGTACTTCGACAGGTGATCCGGAAGCGCGACATCCTTCATCAGGTAGTCCTCGAACGCTTTGTGAACGAGGTTCCCGTACGTCGTCGCTTCGGTGGGCTGGGACTTGAACCGCTTGAGGATCCGCACCTGATGGTAGCGTCTCGCGCAGCCTTGGAAGTCTTTGATGGATGAGTGTGAGTGTATGAGCATGATGCGGTTGTTTTGGTTAGCAGTCCCCGTATGATGCACCCCAACCGACCTCACATGCAAGGGGAAGCCCTGCTGCCCACGTCGGACGCCACGACATGCACTCCTCCACGAACCGCACCGCTTCTTCCTGCTCCTCGACCGGGGCGATGCATCCGATGGCGTCATGGACCGTCAGCACGACCTTGTATCGCTTGGCGATCCGTAGCATCTGTTCAGCGATGATGCAGCGAGCGATCGCCTGAGTAAGGTTTTCGACGGCTTTTGGCCCGTATACATCCACCACCTGACCCCGCGAGTCGTATACCCAGCGCAGTCCACGCTGCTCACTCGGCACCTGCCGAAGGTTCGGATATCGGATGTAGAGTCCGTTCGGCAGAGACAGCCCCTCGTTCGGCACCGACCGCACGATCCCACGCACATCCACACCGAACTCCAGCCCTGAAGCGAGCATCACGAGCGCCGAGTCCGCCTTTTCCCACAGCTGCGGGATCCGGTAGTAGGTCTTGCGATACGTGTCTACTATGCGCTTGGCTTCCGCTTCGCTGACATCGACCCCTGCACCAGTCTTGAGGAAGAGTTTTAACTTATTAAAACCGACGCCGTAGCCCGCGCCCAAGACCGTCGTCTTCCCAATAAACCTTTGCTCCTTCGAGATCTGATCCGGTGCGATCCCGTAGATGTGAGACGCCATGATCCGATAGACGTCCTTCTTCTGCTCGAACGCCTCGACCAGATCGTCCTGCCCAGCCAGCCACGCCAGCGTACGAGCCTCGATCTGTGCCGAGTCCGAGTCGATGAACACATAGCCCGGGGGTGGTTTGACCGAGCGCTTGATCTTCCCTGCGTTCGCTCCGCGTGACGGGAGGTTTTGCAGGTTCACGGACTGCTCACCGGACCACCGACCTGAGTGTGCGCCGTAGTATCGGAGCGGCACGGGGAACTTCCCCCGGTGTGCCATATCAATAAACCGTTCAGTGCGAGTCTCCTCCAGCGTACTCTTGACACCAAGCCGTGCAGCGACGATCGCCTGCACCTCCAGATCCTCATGCTCCAGCAGAGCTTTGAACGCCTCATCGGTC